TGTGTTGTCTGACCAGCTACTTGAAAGTTTCTGTTCATAGAAACATCACTTCCAATGGAAAGGCGGCTGTTCATCGATACATCACCCTGCTGTGTTGTCTGACCAGTTACTTGAAAGTTTCTGTTCATCGAAACATCGCTTCCAATGGAAAGGCGGCTGTTCATCGAGACATCGCCTTGTAGCGTTGTCTGACCAAATACTTGAAAGTTTCTGTTTATGGAAACATCACTACCAATGGAAAGACGGCTGTTCATGGAAACATCGCCCTGCTGTATTGTCTGACCAAATACTTGAAAGTTTCTGTTTATGGAAACATCACTACCAATGGAAAGGCGGCTGTTCATCGAAACATCGCCCTGTTGTATTGTCTGACCAAATACTTGAAAGTTTCTGTTTATGGAAACATCACTACCAATGGAAAGACGGCTGTTCATCGAAACATCACCATTTATAGTCATTCTTTGATTTAATGATATATCACCGCCAACATATAAACGCCCATTTAATGGTAAATCGCCTCCCAAAAATAATCTGCTATTCATAAAAACATCACCATTTATTGTGCTGTGCCCATTAATTTGTACATTTCCATTAATCCCTGCATCGCCACCAATAGAAATTCGATTATTCATGGAAACGTCGCCGTTTAGAATTGCTTTTCCAAACACTTGAAGCATTTTACTGAATGAAGCATCGTTTGCTACTAAAATGCGATTATTTACTAACATGTCATTAGCGAACGTGCTATTTCCTGCTACAAACAAATTTCCATTCATGGATGTATCTTTTTTAACAAATAAACGTGAATTTATGGACACATCGTCTATGACTCTTAATATGTTATTTACATTTAAATTACCGTCTACTAATGTGTTTCCAGCAACATCTAATGTATATAAGAATTTGTTTTCATCTAAGCTTACATTTCTTTGATCTGACTTACCAATAGCAACTACACCAGCATAAGTGGCCATAACTGTTCCTAACCCAATTCCAAACTCTTGTGTGTTTTTTAAATCATTCAACACTAAGTCGCCATATGTGTCGTCATAAGAAAGTGAACCAAAATCTATGTATTTGCCATCTGAATTTGTTCCTGAGAAATAAACTGTTCCTTGTGATGCAGTTAATTTTACACAATAAATCTCTCCAAAACGATTATTTAATGAACCAATGTTAGAGGGCGATGTTGTGAATTTAACTACTGAATTTACCGAGGTTATTGTTGCTTCTGTATTTACAGTAATACTTTTATTGAAACTATTTATTTCAGTAACTTCTGTTCCACTCGGAAACCCATCTGAAGTAACAGTTGAACCTACAATAATGCCAACCAAATCTGATACATTATTTATTATGCTCGAACCCAATGTTAGTGAACCAAATTTAATATAAACCTTTGTTTGAGCTGGTAAAAGATTTCCAAGAATAGTTACATCTTTACCAACAGTAAGGTCACTATTCATGTTTACATTGTTATTTACGTATAACCTACCATTCATCGATACATCCTTTCCGATAAATAGGCGATTATTTAAGGATACATCCTCATAAACCGTTAACCTCCCGTTAAGCGACATGTCCTCGCCTAATATAAATGTGTAATTCGTGGTTTGCGTATTGATAATAGAATTAAATATCGAGTTATTTGTGTAATTATTTATAGATAGACGACCATTTACTACCAAATCTTTGTTAATATACACACTACCATTTAACGATGCATCAGCAAGGGTTGTAAAAAAATCACTAATAGTTGTATTGCCTGTTTGCACGATTAACCCGTTTGCGAATGCAGCAGTTTCTGCAAACTCCGCCTGACCATATACTTGAACCGCATTATTGGCTATAAGCATTCCGTCTGTAATGATGTCTTTCTTTACGTATAAATTTCCAGAATTAAAAGAGACGTCGGAATCGGTTGTTAAAACGCCAGTTACATATGTATTCCCATTTATACCAACGTCACTTGAAAATAACGCTTCTCCACCAAACTGTGATTGTCCATACACTTGTAAAATATTATTGGCTATCAAACTTCCATCCGTAGTTATGTCTTTGTTTACGTATAAATTCCCTGCGTTAAAAGAAACATCAGATTCAGTTGTTAAAATTCCTGTTAAAAATGTATCTCCATTTACACCAAGATCACTTGAAAATAACGCTGCTCCACCGAACTGTGATTGTCCATAAGCCTGAAAGTTTCCCTCCGTAATTAAATCGCCATTTGCTGTTACTGTCTGTGCTACAGTAAGAGTTCCGCCTATAACCTCATCGCCCTGTATTGTTGATGGACCATTTACAGTTAGTGTACCTGCAGTTACATCACCAACAACGAATAAATCGCTATTAAACGTAGAGCTTCCGCCAAATGAAGATTGGCCCTGCACTTCTAATATGCCATCAAAATAATTCGTTTGGCCATTTGCAGTTAAATTACCATTCATTGTAGTTTGTCCATTTACAAAAAGATTGTTGTTTAATGAAACATCACGCCCAACAAATAAATTGCGATTTATTGAAATATCTTTTAAATACGTAGAGCTGCGGTAAAACATTGAATTGCCACTAACAAATAATCTATTTTTTAAACCTGCGTCACCGATCTGTACTGTTGTTCCCGCAATATACAACCCTCTTCGAAATGCAATATCATTATTTACTGATACTCTACCATTCAATGAAATATCATTGTTTAAAAATGCCCTGCCATTTAATGCAAAATCTCCATTTACAATTATTTTTTTTGAGAATAAAGCATCACCCTTAACACCGATATGATTATTTATTGATACGTCTGATGCAAAAGAAACGTTTTGTGTGCTATATGTTGGCAAAATATATGTTGTGTTTTCACCGCCGGTTGTTACAGTCCGAACATTGTGCGTAGGTAAGCCTTGAACAGGCAGCCTGGCTGGTTGTTGCCCGGATGGATACGTAGGCATTGCTGGATGTATATATATAATTGTAAACAATTATATTTATGCAATACTTAATTAAAGCGATAATGAATATTTATTAAAAATATTATTACTAAATATACATTTTCCCTAAGATGTTTTGCCCTAGTTGACGAACATTATTAAAAATTAGTATCTAGCAGTATTCTTCCCCAATTTCCGGCTTGATAACAAATGTATAAGTATGTATTACCGTCCTGTGATCCGTAGGCAACATCACCTGGGTTACCAAAGCCCATAATGCTCGTTATAACATTATCTCTTTCGGTTACCGCAAAGATGCCGGCTGGGCCAGGTGGGCCAGGTGTTCCGCAGTCTCCTTGGGGACCAGGAATTCCGGGTTCATTTGCAGCGTATACTAATTCATTAAAAATTTGCTCTGTTATGTGCGTCTGACCTAATACTATTGTTCCAGCGATTACTGCATTACCATTTATAGCAGCATCGCCGTCAAGCTTTAATGTACCAGCTACACTTAAATTGTTAAGAGGTGTCTTCAAGTTCATATTCATGTTTCTATACTATAGGCATATAGATAATTTTCTAATTATCTATACTAAAGAATCAATTTATCAAATTATTCGGATCAAAATATGGGGTTTCTGTTAAATCTGCATTAAATAAATATAAATAAAGTTGGTTAATTCTGTTCTTAATGGAGAACAGTTTAATTTGATTCCCATTGGGATTAAAATCAATATTCATTGTTACGTCTAAGTTAAAAAAGTGGCGATACAGGTAATTTATTCTATCACTGATATAGTTGTCACTTGTTATTTCATAGCTTGGATCTACAGTTAAATCTATGTTAAAAAAATAATAATATAAATTGCATATTTGTTGACTAAACAACATCATTTGTTCGACTACCGGGTTATAATTTGGGTATTCATCTAAGTTCACTTGAAATAAATATTGATATAACGCAGACATCCTATGTTTTAATTGAATAACATCTGGGTTTAACGTAAGTAAACAAACATTATATACGGAACTCGCTGAAAATGATCCATTAATACTATCAATCATATTAATTGTTATTTCTCCTGTAGATGGATCATATGTATTAATATTTCCTTCAAAAAAGTTATTTTCATTCGTGTCGCCATAGATACTTACAGTTTGCTCTGGTGCAAAATTATGTAAATGTATATCTACAGTAAACGTAATTGCTCCTCCTTTTATGGGTGTAATCAAATATTTTTTTATGGTTTTTGTGTGATAACGACTCGTTACAGTTAACTGTCCAATTTTTGAACGAAACGGTGGATGAGCAGCATCATTATCAATTTGATTTCTGGGGGCGTAATATCCTATTCCGTTTTCCCTGTTATAACCTAAAGGCGCCATATGATTAGGATGAGGATGGCATTCATTATATGAGCAACGAGCAAATTCGTCCATTCGGTTTAAGAAGTTTTCAAAACGTTTCCCATAATCATTCGTTCTGCAATGATCATTTTGATGACTATACATTTGTTTCATTTTCCTAACAGAAGTATAATCACTTGAAGACATATTTTTTGTTCTATAATAGAATGCCCGAAAAGAAATATTATGAAATCAGTAGATCAATAGATATTTGATCTATTCATTTTTGCGTGTGCAAAAAACTCTCTAAATTACTTTATTTATCTCGTGAAATAAATCACAATAATTTGTCATATCATCTTATGGAGAGTCTCGATTTAGATATAAATAATTATTCATTAAAAGATCTTGAAAAATTCTTTAAGTTAAAAGGCGACTATGATTCAAATGTCGTTGAACTAAAAGAATACCAAATCCGAGAACAATTATTAAAAAGTGGACATATTAATAAACGTTTCAAAGGCCAACTTATTGAATTTTTAACCACCGCTAAAAATCAAATCATAAACGCAAAATGTAAACCGAAAGAAAAACCACCGTCTAGTATTTATAAAAACTATAAACTTGATCCTCTTGATACTCCCTTAAGTCGAGAACCTCTTAGTAGGGAAACTGAACTTATTCAACGTCCCGAAACGCAATATATTTATACGAATAATAGTGATTTTTTTCCCGGCGTCATGAATCCCTTAAATAAACGCATCATAACAAAATGTTTAAATATTGATACCAAGTTTAGAGATAGCATTAATACTACACAGAGTTCAGATTTTACGATTCAGCTTAGTACGAAATTAACAAAGGTTGTCTCTATGGAGCTTGCTGCTATTGAATTGCCGCTTAGTTTTTATGGTATCTCTGCAAGTAATGGGAATAATTTTTTATACATAAGGATTAATCATACAACGGATGAATACGACTCGCTAGATGCAGAAAAGATCTTTATAATTCCTGACGGTAACTACAATGCCGTAGATCTTATTCACAAAATAAATAGTATTATTTCACCTAAAAAAGAAGATGATTCTTTATTGGAGCCAGATAATATTTTTTCATATTTGGAATTTGTTCTCGATATTACGGAAAATGGGTCTGGAAGCGGCAAGGTAATTATTCATACCGTAGGTAAATATGCCGATACTATCAATAGCATTACCTTTGATTTTACTCGTGATATTTTTGGTATACCAGATAATGCAAACGTCGCCACTCGAATTGGATGGAATTTGGGGTTTTTAAAACCAATCTATACCGACGATATCTATTATACAAGTGATAGTGTGATAGAATCGAAAAATACTCGGTATATTTATTTGTCGATTGATGACTTTAATAAGAGTTCAAATAACCCGTTTGTTAGCGTTTTTAATCAGTCAATATTAAATGACGATGTATTGGCAAGAATATCTATTAAGGGTTCTCATTTAAGTCTTGTAATGGATAATGATACGACTATTGTTACTGAACCTAGACAGTTTTTTGGTCCCGTAGATATACAACGTTTCCGTATACGGTTATTTGATGAATATGGGCGGATCTTACATATGAATGGGTCGAATTTTTCGTTTTGTTTAAAATTAAAAATGTTATACGATTTATAATGCGGTTATTCGTCTAGTAACATTAGTGCCATCGCCGCATAATTATGTAGGTCTAAAAGCGTATCCCGAATGCCTTCGTCGTTTACTAAATTTACGCCGTTTTTTGTTATGGATAATGCCCGCTGTATCTTATCTTCGATGCGCATTAAAACACCAATTACTCCGTATTTAGCGAACGCATCTCCATAATCGGCATTCTTTATTTTGAAGAGCTCTAGGGCTTGGCTCTGTACAATCTCCATTTGCTCTACCCGATTCATTCTATTTTTTTATAATAGCACACTCGTTTTATTCTATTTACATATATTATATGCCACCTGCGCCATATAAAAGCCGCAAGGTCCGTGGTAAACCATGTTATAGAGTTACAAATAAAAAAAATAAACGGGTGTTCTCTAATTGCACTACTCCAGAGAACGCAAAAAAACAAATGAAATTATTACGGGCACTTTTGTATAATAAGAAATTTAAAACGAATTCGCAACAAAATCGCACTCAAAAGCGGCGCCGCTAATCCTCCCCTATATTCGCCTTATTTACGTAGACTGTCTTAGCAATATTTTTAATGACCTTCTTTTCGGTTTTTTCTGCATCTTCATCTGCTCCATAAACACCACGCATCATCTGTAAACATTCTTCGTAATTCGGTGACTGTACATTCGTAAATCCCTCAGGATGTTGTTGTACATATTGCGATAACTTCTTAATATTTTTATTGGATATACGAGTGATCGCATTTTTCATATGCTTTGAATCTGCGCCCGATTCCTTTATCCAACCCGTTTGATCCTTTATATGAAGTGTCTCACGCTTTGTATCTGTACAATGAAGTGGTCTAGAATTCACATCACAGTTCTTAAGACCCCTCTGAATAATGTTGGTAATCGCCTCCACCAAACCATGCTCCTTCGCACAAAAGAGATCCGAATCCTCAATTTTGAGTGAGTTTACGAAGTCATTGAGTGTGATAGCATTCTTACATTCTTCGTTTAAAAACACATTGAAATTAATGGTTTTGTTCTCAATATTGTTCTCTACTTTCTCAATGTTATTTGTTATTGAGGTTGGTGTTTGCTTGAGTTGTTTGTTCTCTTCTAAGAGTTGCTGGTTTTGTTTCATTAAAAACGTACACATTTCCTTGCTATGTTCAAGCAAAGAACTATTTTGCTCTAATAAAACATTATGTTGATTTATTAGTGCCGTCGATATTGTAGGTTCCTCTATCTCCGCTATTTTCTTTGCTAAGCTATGAATCATATCTACACTAACTATTGGACTTTTTGCTTTACCATGAGTTGGCATTTTCCCAGACTCCCAAATGTTCTCCAAATCCTTATAATATTCATTTGAAACGTCGTCATTTAAATTTGTAAAGATAACGCTATTTAAAAAACATGTCTTCCTGATATTGCTTGGTGTTCTCGGATTCATAAAATAAACGAATCCCTTTATTTTGGTTTTATTTTCAATTCCGAAAACCTGATATCTACAATCTATGGTTTTAATTTTTTCAATTATCTCTGGTGTATATTCTAACTCATAATGAAATTTTCTGGTTCTCTTATTTTCCATTTTATTTATCTATACATAATATTTTATATAGTTTAGCGCAAAATTATTTAGTGCACAGATTTTTCTAAAGTGCACAGAAAATCTGTGCAAGTGCACAGTTTAAAAATTTCAATTATATGTGAATTACAAAATATTTGTTACCATAAATGGTAAGACAATAAACATTCTTTATATAATTGTGCATTTTCCGTAACATTTCCAATCTGTGCAGCTGTGCACTTTTTTTATGCAGTCAAATTATGCAGCGGCACTTTAGGGTATATTTTCGAGTTTTACAGCATGTCAGTCACAATGACCTATTTTAAAATTCTATCCTGGCTTTTTAAAAAATGGACAAAAATTCTTGTCCAATTTTTAAAATTTTCGGACTTTATTTTATATGTTGGAGAGAACTTTGGGATATATTTTTACGTAAAATTATGTAATAAAGTTGCTGATAGTTTCTACTTTTAATCTACAATCTATCACCGCTTACCTTAGTGACATAATTTTCCATATTATGTGTATTTATATTTTTTAATATAAAATATAGCCCAAATAATCGCTCGTATGAACAACTACCATCCTTGTTTGATGGCGGAACCGTAAATGTTTTAAATATATCTTTTATAACATTATTACTAACAATAAACGAACTGTGCTCTGCAAGATTAAATGCTGTGTCTATTATATTTGCATAATCCAATCCCGTGTCCTTTAAAAAATCTATAGCTAAATGTTTAATGTTCATGTGACAATAATATCCACTTAAATGAAAATAAGTATATGCATTATTATCGTCAATGATATCTAGATCTATTTTACGATTGATACTAATACCATCTTGTATACATAAATATTTATTATAATTCGGATATATTTCATACCCACTTTTCCAAGCACCATATTCATAATTTTTATTTTTAATCATATGTATCGAAACCGTTTTCTCATCATAAAATTCACGTATTTTATCATAAGAATCTGTATTTTCGCTATCACTATCTATGATACAAATTTTTGATTTATAAATATCAAATACCTTTTTAACATTATTGAATAAAAAGGGGTTGGGATACTTTGAAGAAATAATAATAAGTAAATCGCTATTTACTACTTCGGTCATTTATA